GCTGAAAAATTTATTGAGGTAATGAACAAGACTTTCGACGCTGGGCTGACAATAGATAATCTAAATGTTTTTCAAAAACATGCAGTCAACGCTATTCAGGATCAAATGCCTTGCTCACCTTGTGGTCGGTACAAAAAAGGTGCTTGCGAAGGATATACATGCGTGGGGTGCAGAAAATGGTGGGATAAAGAATATGTTGCACCTAATACACTGGAAACGCTATAAGGAGGGCAAAAAAGAATAGTAGAAGATTATTCTTATCATCAGATGAGAATAGAAGAATTTTGGACAGATAAATGAAAATAACTTATTATGATAAATTTGCATTAATTCCAAAAAGGTGTAGTATTTGTAATAAACTTTTTTGGTTAGAGTGGTATAATTATAGAGTAAAACTTGTGGGAATTGAAATGTATCCTCTTGAATTACCAGTTTGCCATAGTTGCGGAGAACGGTTGAGACCTTCTTGTACAATGTGTAAACATATTTATTATAATAGTAGTGGAGAGGTTTGTTGCGCGGAGGAAGAAAATAATAGATGTAATTTTGCTACTCGACCACGTTATGAAGCAAGACCTGCGGCGCCTGAAAATTGGATAGATGGTAAAAGGTTAAAAACATTTTTTAATAAATTATATAATTATCGCGGCGAAGCTGTAATTAAAACTATTGAAAATGCAATTAATGATAAATGGGAAGATGCGGAGCCTATTAATCAATGGCAAGAATTATGTAAAAAATGAATGAAAATGAAAAGTATTTAATTACTGGTGTTGAAGATGGATGGATAAAAGTTGATAAAGCTACATGGGATGATTATCAATATTTAAAAACAAAAGAAAGAATGGAAATAGAGCAAAAATTGGCTAATGCAAAATTTGTGAAAGAGATTAAAAAATGATATATTCAATAATTAGTTTTTGTGGTGGTTGGTGCTTATCTCATGGAATTAGACATAAAGAGTGGGACATTGCGGTAATTGGTGGAATTTTGATTGGATCAGGAATTTATTTAAGTATTTTTGTATAAAAAATACTTTTGGAGAAAGTTTTTCGTTTTCTCGATTCAAAATTACTTTTGGAGAGAGTTTTGTCGAGCACAAACCCATTTATCAAAAATAAAAATTTTTTCTCCCGAAATACACCCCCCACATACATGAACTACCTTGACTAAATCGAGCGAGCCTTGAATCAAACGACACGGGGTAGGTCCTCACAAATACTTCGATCCGCTTGAAGAACAAACTAAAGACACAACTAAACAGATGACTAATCGACAAAGATGATGAAACAAATTAAATTATTTCATCATCTTTTTCTTTACTTAAACAAAAGAAATACAACAACATTGATTCACTACATGTGCTTGCTTGGGCGGCGAGCGAGCGCTTGGCGCCGAGGCATCCTTTGTAAGTAGTATTGCAGCTTTTCTTTCTTGGATTCTGTCCAACAGCTCATGCTTGACTTTTCCTATAATCTATGATAAAATATATTTATAAGAAAGCTAAGGGAGAGCAAAAGCAATGAGGGAGCATGTGATAACTGTAACCTTTGTCAATGGTCAAGTGATGAACCGCACAACAGCAAATCAATATTTTGCTCAACATTTAATGAAGATGTTTGTTAAGCATGACAGGGTGGCAGATGTGCGGATGAAGATAGTCAGAGGTAAAGAAAGCTAGACAGAGCCAGGTCAATGGCTAAGCCAATGAGATCAACACAACAAACAAACGATCAACACAACAACATAATAATAAACAATAAGATAAATAAATAATAATAACAATAGAATAGATACATAGATAGTATGTAGGTAGGTAGGTAGGTAGAGGGGTGCGATGGTGGGTAGTGTAGTACGTCACTAACCACAGAGTATTTACCTAAGTAATACTAGTTCTATCTAGCTAGTAAGCACCGGTTGCCGCACACTTCACCACATTAAACTGCAACAGTGTTAAAGTATTTTATCTTTTTTCTTCTCTATTGTTTTAAATAAGAAAGTAAAGAGAGAAGGAAAAGAAAACCCTAAAATTATTTTTAAAAAATGCTTGACTTTTTAAAGTAAGTATGTTATACTAGTATCATCAAGGAAAGGAAGAGAGGTAAGAAACATGACAAAGAGACAGATGCGGAGAGTAAGAGAGATAGCAAAGAACATTACATTGATGATAATACTTGTTGTTATGTTCTGTTGGCGTTCATGGTATGAGACACACTATACAAGAGAAGCAACAGTGATTGATGTAACAGATAACATCATTACAGTTGTTGATAGATGTGATTACACATGGTCATTCGAGGGCGATGGCTTCAATGTAAATGATGAAGTCAAGTTGATAATGAACACAATGCACACTGATTCTAACATCTTCGATGATGAAATAGAAGATGTAAAGATGATTAATAAATAAAGAAAGGGAATGAATACCATGAAGATACTATACACAACAAGGGAAGCATTCAACAGAGCAAAGGAGTTCTTCGATGCTTATCGATACGAATGGTCTTATGAAGATCAGGGAAATGATAATTACTTAGTTACAATCTTTTATTAAAAAACTTGTAAAAAACTATTGACAAAGCAAGCCGGTTGTGGTATACTTAAATCATCAAAAGAAAGGAGATACAAACTATGATTAATAACCTTCCTACTTACGCTAATGAATACAAATACATTGTTGCTCGTAGAATTGATGGAGAGCTCTGGTTCTGGGGTGCTTGGAATAACCACAACAAAGCAAATGAAGTTGCTATTGAGGTTGGCGGTGAGGTGGTCACAAATCAGTGACCACCAAATAAAAAAAGAGTTGACAAACTAATCTTTATGTGATATACTTTAATCATCAAAGAGAGAAAGAGAGGAAATAAAAATGTATAAAACAGTATGGATGATTAAAAGTTTAACAGAAAATACTACTACAGAATTAACATGGTATCATTTCGGTAAAGAGCCAAAATTCCCAAGCTGGTACATGGAAGAAGGCAAGGCTTATGAAATTGAAATGATTTGGAATTTTAAACTTCTTCGCACTCCTAAATTGTTTTTTAGATGCTTAACTCATTTTTATAAAATAAAATAAAAAAACGCTTGACAAAAACCGGAACATCTGCTATAATTAAATCATCAAAAGAAAGGAGATTAAAACAATGACAAGAGAAGAGATGCTGACAGAAGTTATTAGAACAAGAGGATTTGAAGATAAGTGGACAATCTGGTTTGCAGAACTGATGGAGAATGAAACAATCTCCGATAGTGCTTTACAGAATGCAATGGTTGCGACAATTACAATACCTTTTGATGATGAAGATGAGGATGAATAATTCTCATCTTTTTTGTGCGGCGCGCGTGCGATTGTTGCGCGCCGTTTTGTTGAGGAATCTATGAGTTGCAATAAAAAATTTTTCAAAAATTTTTTCAAAAAACCTCTTGACATTTCCCGAAATTATGATATACTATAATCAAGAGGTGAGGGAAACATACCAAAATGTTAAGCCGACATGAGGGGTTAGGGACAAGCCTAAAAAAAAGTTCCTTGCAAAATAAAAAAAATAAAAAAAACACTTGACAAAACCTTAAACCGGAGTTATAATAAATACAGAAAGAACGAAAGAGAGGAAAACAAAAATGACAAAGGAAAAGCTTATTAAAATGTATCTTGATTGGGCAACTGGAGCAGATGAAACAATTAAAATGTCAGATTGGTTAAGTGCTTGCTTTGATTCTGATATTGACCCTGATGAAATTGAAAAACTTGCTGAAAAAGAAATTCATTAAAAAAATAAAAAAAACACTTGACAAACCGAATGGAAAAATATTATAATACAATCAGAAAATAAAAGAGAGGTAAACATAATGTTCACTATCAACCTTTTCAACTACAACACCAACAGCTGGAATGAAATCGCGCAGGTTAGCGGCTGTGAAGCTGCTTACGAAGCCTACGAGCGGGCTTGCGATTTTGCCGAACTGGTCGGCATGGATTGCGCTCTGATTGATGCCGAAACAGGCGAAATCCTTGCAAATTTGGAAGACGAGGACTAAAAAATCCTCGTCTTTTCTTGTGCGGCGCGCTGACGTCCAGGCCAGCGCGCTTTTCCATTATACCACAGCCATCGAGTTTTGTCAATAGGCAAATTGTACAAAGATCTGAAGGAAAAATATCCCGAAATTGGGCAAAATTTTTTTCAAAAACCGCTTGACTTTCCGGGCGCATGGTGATATACTTATATCATCAAGAGAGAGGAGAACACAAACGATGATGAACACAAGCCTTTTTGAAAAAATGATTAGCCGTTACAACGAGCTTTCCTATACTCACAACTATATTTACGGATTTTACTTTCAGAACAATGTCTACATGGTAGAAGCAACGGCGGAAGTCATGCCTTACATTCTGAAACTTGACAAGGCAAGCCGTGGAGCGGGCTACAGCTTAAGATTTTGCCCAACCAATGCACAGAAAACTTTCCTGTTGACAAAAGGCGCACAGGTTCTTTGCTCCAAAGAATTTTTTGAAACAAGCGTAAAAGAAAGCAAATACAACAAAGGTGAAATCTTTGAAAAGATGGTAACAGAATTTTACGGTCAGGAATGGACAAAAGACAATGTACCATTTACAGAAGATGGAGACTTGACAACAAACGAAATTGCTTATCAAATCAAATTTGAAAAAGCCACATTCACAAATGAAAAAACACTTGCAAGGATGTAAAAAATCCTTGCAAGTTTCAAAAAAACTATTGACAAATAAAATAAAATTTGCTATAATGTAATTACAGAAAAGGAAAGGAGATAAAAAAGATGGCACTTGACAAGGCAATAAAGAGCGGAAAAGAACATAGAAAACCCTACTACGGAAGCAAAGCAATAGATAGAACATGTAGAAATCATGGCGGTTGCCCGTGGTGTGAGGAAAACAGAAAATATAAATATATCAAAAATGAGAAAAAAATGCTTGACAAGCTGAAAGAATGGTGCTATAATTAAGTCAGAAAGAAAGGAAAGGGGAAACAAAAATGACAACAACAATCTTCTTCGACATGGACGGTACAATCGCTGACCTCTACGGTGTAGAAAATTGGTTAGATTATCTGATTGCATCGGATGCACTTCCCTATGAAATCGCAAAGCCTTTAATCAGACTTAATGCACTTGCAAGAATCCTTAACAGACTTCAGAAACAGGGTTACAAAGTCGGGGTTATCAGCTGGTTAGCAAAAAACAGCAATACAGCCTATGATGAAAAGGTAACAAGAGCAAAAAAGGAATGGCTCAAAAAACATCTTGCAAGCGTCAACTTTGATGAAATCCACATTGTAAAGTACGGCACACCTAAACAGACGTTCGCTAAAACAGAAAATGACATTCTTTTCGACGATGAAGAGAAGAACCGCAACGACTGGACGGGAAAAGCCTTTGATGTAAACGAAATCATTAAAATCCTCAAGGGGATGTAAAAAATCCCCTTGACAAATCAAAAAACATCTGATATAATTAAATCATCAAAAGAAAGAGAGGTAACAAACATGAGAAGAGTTAACTACAGAGTAAGAAAAGCGGATGGCACAGAATTCCACACCACGAGCTACAGAGAAGCCACAAATGGCGGTAACTGCATCGAGGAGACTTACCTCACCGAGATTGATGAGAGAACAGAGGAACAGAAAGAGCAGGCTAAGGCTCATGCTCGAAAGATTCAGGAGATTTTAAAAGCAAAGAGGGGTTGACCCTCTTGCTTTTTATTTTGCGCCGGTTTTTTGTCGCGGCGCCAGCGTTCGACTGGCACCGAGTTTTCCATTATACCATGCCTCACACAATTTGTCAAGTGAAAAGTGGCTGGCAAATTGCACAAAGTTTTTCCCGTTATTTTGTGCAATCTACCTATTGCAATCCACATCTACCTATGCTATAATACATAATGTCAAGGGGAGAGGTAATAGGTGCGGACGTCCACTAAATGCACAGCCTCGGAAACCATCAAAAAAATAATCGTAAAACCCCTTGACAAATAACTAAATAAGTGCTATAATAAAAGCACAAGGTGAGGAAAGGAAGCAAGCCGCCCACTGAAAAAAATCTTAAAAAAGGGCTTGACAAACAAAACAAGATGTGCTATAATAAAGGCACAAACAAAAGAAAGGAAGTATCTACTATGACTAAGAAAGAAATGTTCGCAGAAATCCGCAAGGCTGTTATCTCCAACGAGGAAATGGTTGCTTTCATCGACCATGAAATCGAGCTTCTCAATCGCAAGAGCGGTTCTCCCAAGAAGCCTACCAAGAGGCAGGTGGAGAACGATGCCTACAAGGCTGCCATCGTGGAGTATCTGACCACGGTTGACGCTCCCAAGACCATCAAGGAGATGCAGGCAGAGATTGCCGACATCGCAGAGCTGACCAATCAGCGCATTACCCACATGCTCACGGATTTGGTCAAGGCTGGCACTCTTGCCAAGGAGTACGTTAAGAAAACCCCTTACTACTCCATCGCCGCTTGAGCGGTTGCCCCTTTGGGGCGGCTACCTCACAAGGGTAGCTTGCCCCTTTGGGTGGCGCCCGGGCAAAAATTTTTTTAAAAAGGTATTGACAAACCTCCCTTGATGTGTTATACTGTATTCAGAAAGTGAGGGATACAAGAATGAAGAAAGAAATTCGCTATGAAGATTATCGCATTGGACGTGATGTGTATACTGTAAAACTGACTCATTTACCAAATGGTGGTATCAATTATAATCCCATTGTTCGTGTTCAGGTGATGGAGTGGCACTTACCGCCTCGTAATTTGTGGGAGCGTATTTCTGAATGGTGGAAGTATGACATCAATGACTATGTGTGGGACCCTTTGCTGACTAAAATTTCTCTTGATGAGTATTGCATTAACAAATGTAATAATGAAACAGTCAAGCGCATTGCAATTAAAAGAGGTGAAACAGAATGGGTGCGGTAAGCCGCACCTAACTGCCCGGCCAAAAATTTTTTTAAAAACCTATTGACAAACCGCCGCAAAAGTGCTATACTATAATTGTTCCAAGGAAAACAAAAGAAAAAGGAGATTTTAACCATGACTAAAAATGACCGCTTCATCGTTGTTGACACTGAAACCACTAATTCTATTGACGATCCTCTTTGCTATGATGTGGGATTTGCAGTCGTGGACATGTTTGGCAATGTGTATGAAAACTATTCCTTTGTCGTTGCTGACGTCTTTCTTGACAAGGAACTTATGAGTTACGCATACTTTGCGGATAAGATTCCGCAGTATTGGGAAGATATTAAAAAGGGCAAGCGTGAACTGAAAACCTTTTTCAATATCAAAAAAGCCTTTGCTGATTGCGTCAAGAGAAACAATGTCAAAATCATTTTGGCACATAATGCACGCTTTGATTATCGTTCCTTAAATCTGACACAGCGTTATCTGACTTCTTCCAAGTATCGTTATTTCTTCCCCTTCGGTGTAGAAATTTGGGATACACTGAAAATGTCAAGAATGGTTCTCAATGGTGTGGATGAATACAGCGAGTTTTGTTATTCTAACAACTATTTGACAAAAAGACTTTGCAAGCGGTTCACCGCAGAAATTATCTATCGCTTCATCACTGGAAACATTAACTTTGAAGAAAGTCACACAGGACTTGAAGATGTTTTGATTGAAAAAGAGATTTTTGTCTATTGTATTTCTATCATGCCTGAAATTGACGGCGCTTTGTGGGCAAGGGGTTGACCCCTCTCACATGCGGCCGGGCGAAAATTTTTTGAAAAAAACTCTTGACAAATAATTAAGAACATGCTATACTATAGTTACAAAAAGAAAGGAGATACATAATGGTTGATTATAGTTTGAATCTTTGCTATGGAATTATCGTTTCTGTTGATAAGATGGAAGAAATCAAAGAAGTGTTAACAGATGAAGAATACGATGAGGTAATGGATAATTATTCCCGTTGTATTAACAGTTGGACAGGTGATGATTATTTTATCGGTGTTATGACCAAAATTGCTGAAAGTGAAACTGATTTTGTTTATCGTGCTTCAGAATTTACCATTCCATCTGATGATGATGAAGATTTGATTGACTTCAAATGTTTTTTCAATGAACATGACCTCTGGAAATTTATTGATTGGAAACCTGAACTTCTATTAATCAATTTTTGCTTTTAAGGCGCGTTTTCTGCGTCTTAATAAGCCGGCAAAATTTTTTAAAAACCCTCTTGACAAAATTAGTAGTTGATGCTATACTATAATCAAGAAAGGAGAGATGAACATGGATAAAGAAAAACTGATTGCAAGAATTATGAAAAAGTGTGCGCAGGACGGCGAGCCTGTCACGAAAGAAGAAGCCGAGGAAATGGCTGAGATGGAAATCAAGGCGAATGACATCAAGCACTATGAAAAGTCCGACAAGCCGAGAAAAGCGGTCAAGAAAGAGCGCAAGGTGGATGCCACCAAAAAGCGGTTGCTGATGGACTGCAAGGCTCTGCTTGAAGGTCTGGGTGCTGAAATCCTCGGTGTGAAAACTGAAACGGAAGTCACCTTCACTTTTGAGGGCGAGGAGTACAGCTTGAAGCTGATTAAGCATCGCCCCAAGAAAGAGTGATGCGGGCAGGGGAAGAAATTCCCCTGCTTTTTTGTGGGCGCGCCGCGAGCCACCGGGTCGCGGCGAAAATTCCATTATACCATGCTCTGCGTATTTTGTCAAGCGAAATCTGCGGAAAAACTGCACAAAGTTGTATCCCGAAATTAGTGTAAAATTACCTGTTGACTTTTTTAAAAACTTTTGCTATAATATATTTACAAGGTAAGGAAAGAGGAAAACAAAAAAAAGAAAAAAATCTTAAAAAACCTCTTGACAAACCAAAAAGCCTGTGATATAATAAAGACAAGATAAAGGAAGGGCAACAAAATCTAAATAGGGTAGTCGGCAGAGCCAAGCGCCTTCTGATTACTTGAAAAGACGGAAAGCCAATCCAAAAAATCTTAAAAAACCACTTGACAAATAAAGGCGACTGTGCTATAATAAGAGTACAGTAAAGGAAAGGAGATAGATAAGCCCATGATGAGATTTAGTATTTAAGCGCCATGTTAGGTGGATGTAAGGCGCAAAGACAAAAAATTCTATCGTCCGTGGGCGGTTAGCGCTGACCGCCCAAAAACAAAAAAAATAAAAAAACTTATTGACAAATAAAAAAACTTATGATATAATAAATACATAAGATAAAGAAAGGGCAAAAAGCCCACAACACAAGAAAGGATGTGCCAATTATGACTAAGAAGGAAATGTTCGCTGAGATTCGCAAGGTTGTTGCTGATAACGCTGAGATGGTGGCTTTCATTGACCACGAGATTGAACTGCTGAACCGCAAGAGCGGAAGCCCTCGCAAGCCCACCAAGACGCAGGTCGAGAATGACGGTTTCAAGGCTGACATTCTGGCAGCTCTGGCTGAGGTGGATGCGCCTGTGACCATCAAGGAACTGTGCGAGGTATGCGGTACGATTGCTGACCTCTCCAATCAGCGTATCACCCATATGCTGACTGACCTTCGCAAGGACGGCAAGGTTGCTCGTACCTACGTCAAGAAGGTTGCCTACTTCGCCCTTGGGTGCGAGGATGAGAGCGAGGGGGAGTAATCCCCTTCCCTCTCGGGCCTGACAACTGAATAACGCTATAAAGGGCGCTCACTCTGTGGGCGTCCTTTTTTGTTGGCGTCGCGCGACCGGCCGTCGCGCGACGAAATTTCCATTATACCACACGCCGCACTTTTTGTCAAGAGAAAAACTGCACAAAGTTCTCACCGCAAAGATCCCGAAATTAGTACAAAATTACCACTTGATTTTTTTAAAAAATTTTGTTATAATTATTATACAAGGTAAGGGAAAGATACCTTGTAAGGTCAAGAAAAAAACTTCAAAAAAAAATTGAAAAAACTCTTGACAAACAAAAGAAAACATGTTATAATAGTTATACAAGGTAAGGAAAGTCAAAGAAGTCAACCACTAAAAACTTTCTAAGGCGCCAAAAAAAGTTAAAAAAGTTCTTGACAAAACAAAAACCTTGTGCTATAATAACAATGTAAGGTAAAGAAAAACAAATCAATCAAAAGAAAGAGGTATGTACTATGACTAAGAAAGAAATGTTTGCTGAAATCCGTAACATCGTTGCTGACAATGAGGAAATGGTAGCGTTCATCGACCATGAGATTGAACTGCTTGAGCGCAAGTCCCACTCTCCTAAGAAGCCGACTAAGACTCAGATTGAGAATGACGGCTTTAAGGCTGAGATTGTCGCCTACCTCACTGAGGTTGACACGCCTAAGACCATTAAGGAACTTCAGGCGGAAATCCCCTCTATCAGCGGTCTGACTAATCAGCGTATCACACACATGCTGACTGACCTTGTTAAGGCCGAAACCCTTACAAAAGAGTATGTAAAGAAAACTCCTTACTACTCTGTAGTCTAATCCCTACAAAGTGGGGGATGTAAAAAATCCCCCACTTTTTTTAAAAAAGGCTTGACATCTGACAGGGGATGTGCTATAATTTAATCATCAAAAGAAAGAGAGGTACAAAACATGACGTACAATCTGAATGGTAAAAATATTCGCATCCCCGATGCTGAAATTAACAAGAGCATGAAGCTGTTGGGAATTTCCCATGATGAAGCGATTCAGATGTGGCTTGAGGATGAGGGATACCTTGAAAATGAGGTTGTAGAAGAGCTGACCGCCAAAGCAAAGGTCAACAAGGTAAACCATGAAGCAAAGGCAAGTAAACCGCGGAAATCCGTTAAAAGAGAGCGGAAACCCGATGAAGAAAAAGAAAATCTCATCGAAATCCTTGCAAATTGTCTGAAAAATGCGGGATTTGAAGCCGAAATCACCAACAAATCAAAGATTATTGAGTTTAATGTTGGTGAAAATCACTACAAACTTGATTTAATCAAGCAAAGACCGCCAAAAAAGTAAAAAATTTGTCAATTTTGACCGAAAATTCGTGAAAATAACGAATTTTCGGTCATTTTTTTGTGCAAAATTTCTACTTGACAACCGCAAAAACATGTGGTATAATTGGCGGCCGGCGCACGATCGCGCCGGCCCGAGTTTCGTGTCAATAGTAATGTCGCACAAAAATTCATTCAAAATTTGTGCAAAAATAAGTGTTGACATTTTCCCGAAACTCTGTTATAATTGATTTATCAAATGAGAGAGGTAAAAAAAATGAACGTACTTGTAATTGACACTGAAACTGCGAACTCTGTAGAACAGCCGTTGCCCTATGATGTAGGCTATGCTATTGTTGATACTGAAACTGGCGAAATTTTCACTGAAAAATCTTTCGTAGTTGCGGAAATCTTTCTTGATAAAGAACTGATGAAAGATGCTTACTTTGCCGAAAAAATCCCTCAGTATTGGAATGATATTAAAGCAGGCAAGCGCATCATAAAATCTATTTGTAACATTCGTAAAGCTATCAAGTCAGACATGAAAGAATACAATGTTACAAAGGTCGGGGCTTATAACATGGGGTTTGACAATAGAGCAACAAAAAATGATGTAAGATACATTAGTGGCTCACTGATTAAATGGTTCTTTCCTTTTGGCACTGAATTTTTCTGTATTTGGAATATGGCTTGTACTTCCATTCTGAATACTGAAAATTATGTGCGGTTTGCTCTTGAAAATGGTTTTGTATCTGAACATAATAACATTCAGACAAGTGCGGAAATTGCTTATAGATACCTTACAAATGAGGTTGATTTTTCTGAAAGTCATACTGGTTTAGAAGATGTAAAAATTGAAATTGAAATCATGCTTGCGGTTTTGCGGTCTGGCATGGAATACAAGGACAGAATTTATTCAGCTTGTTGGCGAACTGTTCAGCGGAAAAGAAAAGAGGTTTGCGGAGACTAACTCCGCAGACCGGTCCGCCCTTAAAAATTTTAAAAAAATACTTGACATTTTTTTTATTCTATGTTATACTTATATCATCAAAAGAAAAGGAGTAAATAAAATGAACGAAATAGAAGAAACTGCGGTTAATGAAGTCTTACAAGAAATCATTCAAAACAGTTCTAAATGTGCTCATTGTCAATTTTTACACTTAGATGAAAATGAAAAAGCTTTTTGCCTTTTTGCTTACGCTTGCTTAACACGTGATTTTTATTATCTTAAAGATGATGATGATTAAGAAAAAGGAGATGAATAAAATGAAAAAATTTTACTGTCCTGTTAATGGTTGGGATTGCCCTTATTGGAAAAAAGATGGTACTTGCAAAATGGCTGATGAAGGCGATGATCCTGTAAAAGAGTGTGATGATGCGGCGACCTTTTGGGATGAAGATGATGATTATTGGGCAGAGGAATAAAACCTCTGCCTTTTGGCGCCCGGTCAAAAAGTCGGGCCGCGGGCCACCGCCCAGGCCCGCTTCCCCCACTCTAGTCCCATATGGGCTTTTTTTCTAGAACCTTGCGACTCCACATCTCGCCCACCAAATTCCCAAAATTAACCCACCAAGCAGCGGGACCCGTCTCACCGTTCATATGGCCGATTTCCGCAGATTCTTTATTTGATAAATATCAAAAAATATGTTATAATTAAAAAAAAGACTTTTTTAACTCACGCACACTTGAAAACTCTAAAAATTTTTGTTATAATATAATTACAATAAAGAAAAGAAAGGAAATACACATATGGATCTATATGAAGCACTAAAGGCTGGCACTAGTGCAGAGGAGCTCCTGAAGGCGTTCCATAAGGACTTGGACGAGGCGAATGCTCGCATCGCCGCAGAAGAAGAGGCTGCTGCCGACAAGGAATATCTTGCTGACTGCCGCAAGTGTCTGGCTGACGCAATTATTGAGTACGCCAAAGCTTTTCTTGGCGAGGATCTGGATGAGCCCTTCTCTGTTGAATCTGTTATTGAAACTCTCGAAGAATTCGAGAAGGAGATGGAACAGGCTGTTGCTTCCTCTAAGAAGCTGAATAAGATTCTTAAGGAAGCCAAGAGTGAGGGTAAGAAGCCAGTTGAGATCAAGGTTACGACTCGTTCCACTGATGACGATGACATTATTGCTCAGTTTCTCAAGAGCCTGAAGTAAAAATACAACTGAATAAAAAAAAAGAAGCCTGGGATTATTCCCAGGCTTCTTTTAGTTGCTGTAAACGGTCGCTTTATCGAAATGAATGGTGGATATGGGACTGGTCCCGCTGCACTGCCACAAGATCATTCCAGATCATTCCAGACCATCTTTCCCATTCTTTAAATATTTATCTTATTTTATTTCATTATAAATATTATTTATTTTCTTCCCCACGACTTCCCACAATATCTCTCAAATCCACTTCTCTCTCTTCCCCATTCTCATCCTTAACAACAGCAAACACTCCAGCCATTGAATGTCGAGCCTTCGGTTCTCCATTCATGTCATTAATATCCCAACCATTTTCTGTATTCTTCCCTCTCTCCATCTTTCCATTAATCCTTCCTTCTGATATTTTTTAAATTTTCTTTCCTGTCTCTAATCTGCAAACCATAATAATCCACAAAATAGCATAAATCCAACAATAGGTAAACTAACTATAATAGTTACAACTAATAAAATAATTCCAATTACATCATCCGTATTGTCACTCCTGATAATAATTTATCATTTCATAAAAAATATCTTCCTCATCATTCATATTATAATATAATTTCCACTAATTATCAAATAAATTACGGTCAGCATAATAACAAATATTTATTTGTCCAGTCCTAAGATCTAAAAACTCTACCTTAAATCCTCTCTACTATAACTCTATCTCAATAGCAAAAGGTCTATTATCAAATACTTCTAGTTTATTCTTATTACTCTTTGCTCTGACTATTTTCATACAATTTTAAAATGAATTTTTTGAATAAACCTTCGGTTCATTCAATTTTTTCCTTTCATTTTTTTTATATACCCTAATATGAGCGGTTAGCCCCTAATTTTAAAATTATTTTACCCCCATTTTTTGGTCGAGCCTTCGGCTCTCCCCCCATTTAAAAAACGATACCCTCCAAACTTGAAAATTATTTTACCCTCACTTTTTAAATAATCTAATTAGATTTCAAAGTAATTTAATTAACCCCCTCTCATTACCCCTCATATCTATTCTTGATTTTTAATTTACCCTTTCTCATTAGCGATTTAAAACCAAAATTCGATTCGATTTTTCGCGGTCGATCTTTTTTAACCACTAACCAAGAAGTCCGTCCCATTTGGTCTGGCGAAGCCAGACCAAATAAAACACTGAAAGTTCACACCCAATATTCTAAAGAAAATATCTAATTTTGTCTAAAATTGCAACATTTTTAATTCAACTCTTAAACATTATATAAATATTATTATCTTTAAGAGTTCATCCAAAAAACTAATTATTTTAGACAAATCTGAAAAAAGTATTAAGAATTTTTACGTTCACCACCACGGACAAAGATCTACATTTTTTCCCTGGCAATACATATAATTACCTACCCGCGATGTTTTAAAAATATCCCCCTCATTTTCAAGTAATTTAATTGCTTCTCGAATTTGATATGAGGATAAATTAGTTAATTTTTCCAATCTAGTGCTTGTAAAAGGCTGGTTTTTATAACAAATTTGAATTGCTAACCATACTTTCATTAATTGAATAGTTTTATCAAATGTTTTATTATTTTTCTTTGCTATATTGCGGCAACGTTTTATCATTTTGGGACCAATATTCATTTCTTCTTCAATTTTTTCACGAATATAAATAATCACATGTTTTCCATCCTCACAAACAGCAATATATTCTTGATCCACTAAATTAACTAAAGATTGTTCTAATAATTCTAAGTTCTTTTTATTTTTCTTAACACTAATATATTTTAAAAACTCTTCTCGTGTCCCTCTAAAGACGCCCCAAGGTGTCATCACAATACCTAAAAAAACAATAAATTCAAAATTATTCAACCTTAATACAGGCTTACCAATTTTCATTTGTTTAGTTTCCTATTCATCATAAAAAGTTTCAGCTCTTCCATCTGTAGCTTCATAACATAACTAACCATCATCATTATAATATCTTGTTAAAGTTACATTATATTTCTTTTGAATTGATGCGGCGGTTCTCTTAAATTGAGTTTTTATACTACTCTAAGAAAAACCATATTTAATACTTACTTCTTGTAATGTCATATTTTTTATTTAGCGTATTTTAATTTTGATATACAACTACGCTACTCCTTTCAAATAATATAAAAATTATTTAAAACGAATTATCTAAAATTGACTAAATCGACTAATTTTAAGCGGCAACCTCCGTTATAATACCCGCTTAAACGAGTCCTGCGCTTCTTCCATCTCAATCGTCACAGGATCTCCAAGATTTCCATTTTCAATATCAGGAACTTGATCAGTTGCCTCTCTGATATAAGAAATACAATTTTCCAACCTTTTTATCGCAGTATCCGCACTATCAATAGAAAAAAGGCAAATTTTATCCATTAAGAGTAATCCTGCCACGCCCTTATCTTCCAAAATATTCCCAATCATTTCTGCGGTCTGCCGCACCGCCCCTAAATCCATCATTGGAGTTCCATATTCATCTGTTTTAATATAAAACATTAATACATCTCCAGCTTTTGGACTCAATTTTTGAATACTTGAAACAATTTCATTTTGATCAGTCGTTATAGATGTCATCTTCTTCATCATCATCATAACTCCCTTCCCCATTATTTAACGTTTCATCATCTTCTTCCCAATTCCGTCTAAACATCGTTTCAAGATCATCTACCGCTTTTTCAGTTACAGATTTTAAAGCCTTTTTATATCCAGGAATTGTTTTCATCATTTTTCGTCTTTCCGCTCTATTCATTTCAAATCATCCTCTTGTAACATCATTTGATAATATTCTGTTATCGTTTTCATTTTCGTATACATTTCATATTCGTTTTGAGTAATTTTTTCACATTGTTCTATTTTATCTTCAATAGTATCAAGACGTTTAATCACCCACATAAGCATACCGCCCCAAGTAATTAAACATATAATTATAATTATTAAAACAATTTTAAATACCATCCTATTGTGCGGCGGTGCCGTTTATCGGATCTTCTGATCGATTCTCCGTCGCTTCCTCCTTCTCTTCTTTAATGACGTCAGGAACCGCAATTTCCGCATCTATAATAGTAATCGGATCCTTTGGATATAATTCTTCTGTAAATGGCATCATTAGCTGTTTTTGTTGCCCTCTCCGCCATAATACACTACACATTCCCATCTAATCAATACCAACAACAGTAGATTTTGCACAATATCCTCTTTCATCATGGTACGGACATTGTGTCATTTTACATGATACAATCATTCAATTACTTCAGGTTCAGCTGGCGGATTCAGTTCAACATGCTTTTTAGCTTCTCTTACTTTATCAATAAGAACACCCCAAACTGAATTACCTTCTTCATCTTTAAATTCAGCAATTCCGACGGCAGAGTCAATCATTTCTACCATTTTTTCTGCGGATTCTTCACTCTTATCTTTTGGATAAACAACAGCAAATAAGTCGTTCTCTAACATAGCCCTGACATATTTCTGTTCCATTTCTTTGTTCTTCTCTGCCATAATATAGCACTCCTTTATTATTTTATTTCTATTTACATTATACAATAATTTTTTCGTTTTGTCAATCGCCACACCCATAAAACTTTTCCTCTATTGATTTTATAAAAAGTTTATGATATAATATTTATAGAAAATAAAGGAAGGAGTATTATAACAATGATGTTAAAAGGAATCGACGAAATTAATAAAGTTATTAATGAAGTTCCTTGAGCCTTTTGAACTTACCGCAGAATTAGGAACTGATTTTGATTATTGTTTTCTTGAAGATAAAGTTCGTTATGCTCTTATTGTTGGAGATACTTCTTCTAAATTATTCATGGAAAATGCGGAAGCGCGGTTCCCTGACATCCATGCAGATGTGTTTTTATGGAGCCTGTTACATGAAATTGGTCACAGCGAAGCTCTTGACGATTTAGATGATGGAGTTGAAGAACTCTGTATGGAAATCAAGAGAGAATTGAATGAGCATACAGACTGGTCTATTGAACATCATCATATGATTTATTTCAACTGCCCCGATGAAATGGCAGCAACCGATTGGGCGGGTGAATATATGATGGATCATAAAGATGAAATTGTTACTTTCTGGAATAAACTGCAACCTGTTATCAAAAGATTTTATGAATTAAATGAGGTAAAATAATATGGCATGGACAGTAGAAAGAATTACAGAACTGTGTGTAGAATATTGCGGTAGATGCGATATTAAGTTTAATTCTCCTGTTATTATTAATGGCAGATTAACCAGAACCCTTGGAAGATGTTTTTATGAAGGGCATGGATCAGTTTGGAATCCTGTTAAAATTGAAATTTCGCGGCAGTTGCTTGAGACAGCTACAGACGAATCCATTGAAGCTGTTATTGCTCATGAGTGCGCCCATTATGTGAGCTGCGCCATCACCCATGAAAATCATGGCCATGATTCCACATTTCGTTTCTATTGTGAAAAGATTGGGACAACAAATGATACTGCGGTTTATTCTGATCTTGAGCGTACAAAAGGAAACGAAGAGGTCTATAAATATACTGTTTACTGTTCTTGTTGTGGGAAATTCATTACAGGCAGATCTCGCGCTTGTCGTATTACTAAAGAACCTTGGAATTTCTTTAGTAAATGCTGTAATGCAGAAGTTGAGGTAAAACAGAATTGGTAATGTTTTATCTTTATTGATTTTATTAAAATTTTATAGTATAATATATATGTAAGATAAAGAGAGAAGTAAAGAAAGGGGTCTGTTATGAAGAGATATGCAACAGTTGAAGCAGCGGTTGTTCTGGTAGTTGAAAATCTGGAAGCTAATCACATTGCTTGTAATACAGAGTGCATCCGCAATAGAGTTTACAGTTGGTATAGCCACTCTGATGTAACAGATCCTGAAGTGCTCGCGGCGTGTGCTCTTATGGGAAAGGAGTGGTATCCTGGAGCGACTTATCAAGATATGCTGGATGCTAAGGAATGGTGGTTTCCGCAGAATCCTTATGATGAAATTTCTATCTGGGAGATTGAAGCTGCGCAGCATGATGCAATGTGGTGGTAAGAAGAAAGGTTGCGCTAAAGCGCAACTTTCTTTTATTTGGAGACAAATATGAAAAAAGAAGATGTTGTATGGCATGAAGAAGATGAGTCTACTGTAATGGAAGATGCAGATGGATGGAAATTAATTTGTGTTATGAATCATTTTAAAGGCAAATTTCACCATGAAATTAAGACACCCGATAACTATTATATTAACTATATGAGTAATGATATATATGAAACGATTGAAAGAATTAATCAAGAGAAAAGAACCTATCAAACCTAAACCTATTTTTAAGAAGTAAATTAAATAATAAATCATGTATATATCGCAATCAACCTGACACAGGTGCATATGAGGATTGTCGGCAATGTTATATATATGAGCAACATACTATGATGCCAAGATTCTTTTGATATAAAGCTGCAGATCCGCAGCTTTATTTTTTTTAAAATTTTTGTTATAATATATATGTAAGATAAAGAAAGGGAAAGGTGATGAGCATGGAAAAATTCTTCGTAGCTGATTCTTATAAGGATATGGAAGTTCTTGGTGAGCCTTTTGAGAATGAGAAAGGACGCCTCTATGTAAAAGTAAAGGGCGTATGCCCTCGTTGCGGCGGTTCGGGTCATTATTCTTATAATCAGATGGATGGAACTCGTTGCTATGGTTGTAATGGATCTGGTATCTCTATCCAGAAGGTTCGTGCCTATACTGAGAAAGAATATACTCGTATGCAGGCTGCAAATGAGCGCGCTCGCGCCAAGAGAGAAGCTGAAAAAGAAGCTAAGGCTCGTGATCTTGTTGAAAATGCCGCTAAGTATAAGCATGAAGTTGCTTTGAAACTTGGCTTTGGTGAAGATGAAAAGGCTTATCTTGTATATGGTGATGACACTTTTGCAATTAAGGATAAGTTGAAAGAGTTGGGCGCTCGCTTTGATCCTACTTTGAAGTGGTTTTTCTCTAAAGAAGTTGAACTTCCTGAAGGATATAAACTCTGTGCTATGGGTTTTGATGAACTCTATAACTACAATCCGCAGAGTAAATGGGCAGAGTTTAAAGAAGATGCTAAGGCTATTGTGTCGCGGCGGATGGTTGAGCTTAAAGGCCCATCCACTTCTGTCTATTATCCTGGAGTTGAGAAAGAGCGGATCCGCAATATTACTGCTAAAGTAGACAGTATCCGTGGTTTTGAAGGTATGTATGGATATACTTCTGTGTATACATTTACTTCTGGAGATTATGTTTTTGTTTGGATGACTTCCAAGTATGATATGGGTCTTACTGTTGGGGAAACAGTTGATCTTACTGGCACTATTAAGAAGTTTGATGAATATATGGGTGTCAATCAGACACACCTTACTCGTTGTATTGTAAAGAAAGTAGAGGGGTAATATGTTTTTTAATTGTGGAGCAGATGCAGCAAGGGACAATGTAGAAAGACACGAACGACAGCTTGATAGGGCAGAGTTGAAGTACATTATACAGTCGATTGATGCAGCTTCCCGCCAAGGCTATACAGGAATTAAGTGGAGAGGAGACATTCGTAGAACAAATATTCGTAAACTTAAAGAATATGGATATGAGGTTATACATACAACTTATTGCATTTATGAAATCAACTGGTAAGATGAACGGGGGATAAAGATCCCCCGTTGATTTTTTTATAAAAATATGATATAATATATATGAAAATAAAGAAAGAGTAGAAAGGGAAAATCAATGACATTTAATCATAAATTAGTAGATGAATTTTTGGAGGCGATTTTTCCTCTGCCAGAAGAATTTGGAGTTATCTGCTGTAATGACGATGATGAATCTGAACCTGTAGATTTTTCGTTTTTTCAAGAGGCAATTTGGGACGTAGATCCAGATGCAATCGTGTGTTTTGGTATGTCTAAAATAGTAATTATATCTCCAAATCTTGGAAATGTAGTTATTAAAATACCTTTTAATGGTTATTATATAGAAAGCGATATAGATGGGAATTTAGAATGGAATCCATTTTGTTGGGCGACGGGTTCTGATCCTAAAGATTATTGTTTGACTGAGTTTGAGAAGTATAATAGACTTAAAACATATGGCTTAGATTGTTTTGTTGCAAAGGTGATATTCTATAAAGAAATGTGCGGCGTTCGCATATTTTTACAAGAGCAAGTAACGCCTGAAAACGACTCTTATTGTACTCGCAGGCCATCAAGAAAATCTCAAGATCTTGCAAATAAGTGGTATGATGAAGGGAAATTTTATATTGAACCTGAATGGATAGCAAATTGTCTTGATAAATATGGAAAATCTAAAGTTGAGAGGTTTTTATATTATTGTGCTAATATAGACCCCGACATTTTAGAAGATGTTCACAGCGGAAATTTTGGGTATCGTGGAGATGAGACCCCATGTATTTTGGATTATTCTAATTATAGTGACTAATTATAATGGCATTTTTTAGTGAAATTGCATAAATCGCTGTTTGTTTTTCATTTAAATTTTTGTTATAATATCTATAGAAAGATAAAGGAGGGTTAAACAAATGAGTAGAAGCCCATATTTCTTTGTTGAACGACCTGATCGTAATACTGGTAAATATGAAATGCAGCACCCGATTGTGTGGAATTATAATCATACCAAGCAGGAACCCGCCGATTTATTTCCTTATAATGGATGTCATGATCTTTTTTCTATTGTAGAAAATAACGGTACTGGTAATGATTTTCCAACTATGAGGGGTATCCATCACGGTCTGCCTGAAAATGTGGCGGCAGAGATTAAGGAAGCCTATGACCACTGTTGTTATGAAACTGAGTACGCAGGGGAAAAGCATCTTTATACCCCAACTGTACGCTGGTTCAGCTATGCGGATATGTATATTTATTGTCTTGAGCATCCAGAAGCAGTAGATTATGAAGCTATGGATGAAGCCTATTATAATGGAGAGGAAGAAGATCCGCCTAAGAAAATTATGATGCCTACGCCGCTAAAATCTCTTATGAATCGCGTTGATGCGTTTCTTGAGGTTATGGATGGATGGGATTGGCGAGATGATTATAGCCAGATCCGTATTGTCTATTGGATTGAGTAAGGAGGATCATATGAGTTGGTATTGTATTCATGAAAAGACGTGGCCAGGGACTCTTTATGAGCCTCCTGAGGCTTGGTGCGAGCTTAATGAAGATTGTGATTGCGAAGATTGTCCTCGTAGATATTCACAAGAAGATTATGAAGATGATCGTGCAGATTATGAATACGAAAGATACAGAGACTCTTTTGATTTTTAACAAAAAATTTGTTATAATATATATGTAAGATAAAGAAAGGAAAGATAATAAGCATGGCAAATGTAGTATGGTACTGGGAATATCAGTTGAAGATTTGGGATGAAATTGATAGCAAGGAAGAGATTCGTTCTGGAGTAGTTGCGGCAGATACTATTACCGAAGCTATGAAGGAAATTGAGGATTACTATGGTGATGAGATCATGGAAGTCCAGATGCTAAAAGCTATTACTGATAATGTGTTTGATTTTCAGCATGTAATGGATAACACTGGTTTTGATTTCGTTATCAGCAAAAAAGTTTAAAGGAGGGCATGATGACATTTGCAGAGATGATGTTTTATGCAGAAGCTGAAGGCTTACTGCCGACGCGGGCGGGGAAGATCAATGCTATCATCAACGCCGTTAAAGAATATCCCCGCCCTGAGATTGAGTTTTCTGAGTTTGAGAAAATTCTTGAAAATTATGGATTAAAATATGATGATTTATCTGATCGAGAGATTCGATATATCAATGCCAGCATTGGTTAAAGATGGCGACAAAGAGACCGCCGCTTGAAAAATTAAAAAAATTTTGATATAATAAGTATGTAAGATAAAGAAAGAACAAATTACAAAAACAAAAAACACTTTAAGAGAAAAAGGAGATTTTCACTATGGAGAACACTGTAAAGAAAACTAAGGCTATGTATTTTGCGGAGCTTCGTGAGATGGTGCTGGCGGCTGTTGAGGATCAGGCGCAGCAGGATGAACTGGTTGAGTTCATTGATAAGCAGATCGAGACTCTTGAGAAGCGTAAGGTTGCCGCTGCTGAGCGTGCAGAGAAGAAGAAGGCTGAGTCTGATGCTATGACTGATGCCATTCTTGCTCAGATTGGTAATGAGCTGATTACTGTCGATGAGATCGTAATTGCGCTGGATAGCGAGGAAGTTACTCGCAATAAGGTGACTGCTCGTCTTGGTAAGCTGGTGAAGGCTGGCACGATTGTTAAAGAAGCCGTTAAGGTTGAAGGTAACAAGAGAATGGCTTATCGCCTTGCCGATGCAGCAGATGCGGACGAAGAGTAATTCGTTGAATTAATACCAAGGGGAGATAAGTAATTATCTCCCCTTATTTGCGTAGGAGGATTATATGTTTTGTTTAAATTATTATCCTTCTCAAAAGTATTTGTAGGATGCAGAAGAATTTAGAATTAAATATCGACCTGCTGACCGCACATTAGAAAATTTTTTAGATGTATATAAAGATAAGTCTATTATAATTGATGTAACAGATGCTTTTGAAGAAGTAGATGCTAAATTATTAAAGGGATTATATGATAAATATAAGAATATAAAAATTATTCTTGATTTTAACAATAAGGATCATTTATCAAGAGTTCAAGAAATTGGATTGCCGTTTTTCTTTGCGAATCCAGTTACTACTATTGATCAACTGCATGGGTTATTAACTTATAAACCTACTGATATGTATATATGTGAAGAATTAGGTTTTTTCCTTGATAAAATCAGTAGAATATTACATGAAAACAATATAAAAGTTAGAGTTTTCCCAAATATTTGTCAGTCAAGTTTCGCAGATACTCCAAGTATAAAGACATTTTTTATTAGACCAGAAGATGTTTCCATATATGCAACTTTTGTAGATGTATTTGAGTTGGTTGCAGACGAGAAGAGACAGCAAGTATTATATAAAATTTATAAACAAGAGAAATGGTTTGGTAAGTTAAAAGATGTTATTCCTACTTTTAAGGGAGAACTTGATAGCAAATATCTATTAAATACTTTTGGAATGATTAGAAGCAAATGCGGCAAGCGGTGTTTATATAAGCCAGGAAGTTGCGCTATATGCGACCGATTTTCAGAACTTGCTAAAACCTTTGAGACAAATAAAATTGTGATACGAACAGCTAAGAAGAAAGATTGATTTTCTTAAAAATTTTTGATATAATATATACATAAGATAAAGAAAGAGGTAAAAAGCATGGCTGCAAAAGGAAGTATCTTGAAACAGGAAGTTGCTGAAAAAATTCTTGCGGCATTTCCTGGAAGTTTCTTGTATAATGATGGCAAGGAAATTCGTATTAATGGAACTGAAAATGGAGAAAGTCTCCAGATTAAGGTAGCATTGACCTGTGCTAAGGTAGCTGTTGAGGGCGGAGATGACATTATTCTTCCTGGTGAGAAAACTGCGGCAACCACAAATGTAAAGCCTACAGGAACGAATGAAAAAGTTCCTCAAGAGCCGACCGCAGAAGAGAAAGAAAGACTTACTACTTTGTTAAATAAGTTGGGACTGTAAGGAGATAATTATGGGAGCAGGAGTTCATCTTTATCAAATGACCTGTTGGGAATCAGCAGGACGTTGGCATGTAAATGATGTTAAAAATCTTAGTGGACGCTCTGCTAAATGGTATACTCCTATGCGTATTTTAGGAGTTTCTGTTGAAGAATATGTTGATCTTTTATTAAATACATTTCATGCAGAAGGAATGTATTATTATGCTCCCACTGATTATTTAGCTTTTCATTTCTCAAAAGAAAAAGATGCAAAAGCATTTTGTTCGTATGTAAATAAGATCGCGCGACACAGTAATTATTGCTGTGCATAGTATATACTTGGAAGTTGAGCGGCGTCCCTCCCCCAGTCATGAATGGAAGTTGAGGGCCGGCAGGTATTGTCCAGATTTGAGGCGCTCAATATAATCTGTTTCCAGATACCGAACAAAGGGCTATAGTAGGGTCTACCAAACCAGAGCCCTTTAAACGGCCCACGGTGCAAACCAAGGAGTGCTGTTAGGGTAGACATTTTTTGCTGGCGTAGCTTAATGGAAAGAGCACTTGGCTACGAACCAAGATTTTGTGTAGGTTCGACTCCTATCGCCAGTATTCTGTATGGTGCGCTAGTTCAGTGGTAGAACGGCGGCCTTATAAGCCGCTAATACGGGTCCGATTCCCGTGCGCACTACCATTTAAAATTTTTATAGTTGAACTAAAATTTTTTGGACAAAGTGCGATAATCGAACTCTAATATTTTTATATTATAATAGAAATAAAAATAATATAAAAATAGGAGGAAATATATATGAGTAAAACAACAACAGAGCAAGTATTAACTAGTGATAAACGGAAAAAACAAAGATTAGTTAATGCTTTAGGAGGTAAATGCTGTATTTGTGGATACGATAAATGCTTATCTGCTTTAGAATTTCATCATACAGATCCAAATGAAAAAGATTTTACTATTGGGAATAATACTCATATAGCATTTGAAAAAGCCTTAAAAGAAGCTAAAAAATGTATTTTAGTTTGTGCGAATTGCCATAGAGAAATTCATGCTGGATTAATTACAAATATACCTTTAACTTCTTATAATGAAGAATTAGCTAATATAGAACTTAATAAACTTAAAGAAATAAAGGCTAAAAAAATTTTCTATTGTCGAGACTGCGGAAAAGAGATTTCTTATGGTGCCATAAGATGTTTTGAATGTAGTAAAGAACATAGAAAAAAAATTAAAAGACCAGAAAGACAAGAGTTAAAGGATTTAATTAGAGTTTTACCATTTACTCAAATTGGAGAAAAGTATGGCATTACAGACAATGCTGTCAGAAAATGGTGTGATGCATTAAATTTACCTAGAACAAAAAAAGAAATAAATCAATATTCTAATGAAGATTGGGAAAAAATTTAATGTTTATTCTTAATAAGGAGTAGATATGATGTATCAGGTTCCTCATGAAGAATTTTACAAACTTTATGATGCTTCAGCTGATAAGATTATTGATTATTTTTATTCAAAAGATGAATTAATAAAGTTTATTGCCAGGTGGTGTCGTACTGGTGAATGGATAGATGATTTTTTCAGGTATCATAAAAGTGTAAGTAATTCTTTTATTGAACAGTGCACTTGCGATATAAATGAATTATTCAAAAGCAGCTGGGATCAGTATTATAGATGTTATATTCTTTATGATAATTTTGATAGAATTATTAATGTTCATGATTTTGAATCGGATGTTTTAAAGTTATATCAAAATTGGGAAGCAGAAGGTAAGACTAATACATATAGCTGGTCATCTTTTGCATGGAGATGGCGGAGACGTCGTTTAAAATCTCGCAAGTATGAGTTCTTAAGAAGAATGGATTCTAATTATAGATATAGGAAAGATCCAGTTCCTCATACACGAAAGTGGCGAGGTGGTCCGAGTCAGTCACCGCCGCATACCGCAAAAATTATGCGTATGTATGCAAATCCTGATTATAAATATTTTAATCGTGGCTCAACAAAAGAAATTCCACAGTGGTGGGATGATCGTTATAGAAGAACTCAAAGGTCTTGGAAGGAACAATCAAAAGCAAGACATCAATGGCAAAGAGGGAAGATCTAATTTAAGAAATTCCCTCTTGATTTTTTTAAAAAAATATGATATAATTATTATGTAATAAAGATAAGGAAATAAAAGCAAGACAGTGGGAGGGTTCTTATATGGCAGAGATTATGATTGATGCACTGGATCTGGATGAAGATATGGAGTTCGATCAGGAAAATGAGGTAAATACTGGTAATGCTGATGTTGTTATTACCAGTTCTGTGAAAATGTATCTGCGTGAGATTGGTCAGTATGATCTTTTATCAAGAGAAGAAGAAATCAAACTGGCGGAAGCCGCAGCTAAGGGGAACCAGAAAGCTAAAGATGATTTGGTAAATCATAACCTGCGTCTTGTTGTTTCTATTGCTAAGCGTTATATGGGTCGTGGTCTTACTCTCCTGGATCTCATTCAGGAAGGCAATATGGGTCTGATTAAGGCGGTTGATAAGTACGATGTAAGTAAGGGTTTTAAGCTCTCTACTTATGCTACTTATTGGATTAAGCAGGCTATTTCTCGCGCTGTGATGGATCAGGCTCGTAATATTCGTATTCCTGTTCATATTATTGAACTTATGAGCAATATTAAGAAGGTTGAACGTGATTTTCAGCAGACTCATGGGCGTGAACCTAGGGAAGCTGAAGTTGCGGCTGCTCTTGGTATTGAAGTTAAAAAGGTTAAGGAAGCGTATACTTGGATGAAGGATACTACTTCTCTTGATATTATGGTCGGTGATGATGAAGATACCACGGTTGGTTCTTTCATTGAAGATGAATCTGTAGTTCCTGCCTTTGCGGCAATCGAGGAAAATGATCGCACTATTGCGATTAGAAATATCCTTGATACTTTGAATGATCGTGAAAAGATGGTTATTGTACGGCGGTTTGGTATTGGTCTTGATAGAGCTGAGACTCTTGATGAGATTGGTAAGGAGCTTGGACTTAGTAGAGAACGTATTCGTCAGATTGAAGCAGCTGCGCTTAGAAAGCTGCGGAATCCTCGTCGTGCCAATCTGTTCAAAGAATTTTTCTAAAAATTTTTGGACAGAGTTGTTTAAAAAGATTTGCATACTTTTTAATAAGAATAGACTTCCAGAGGAACTTATTGATTTTCTTATAAAATTTTGATATAATATATATGTAAGATAAAGAGAGAAGAAAAACAATAGTTCCTTGAAGAAGTCAGGAACGCCTCACGGAGGTCGAGCCAAGCGCCGCTCTCCGTGAGGAAGATCGAAAAGTTGATTTTATAAAAAATTTTTGATATAATATATATAAAGTTAATAAAGACAGCAAAACTGCAAAATTTCAATTATTCTAATACAAGAACAAATTTAATTGGGTTAAATGAAAATCGCCTCTGAAAAAGGCTCCAGAAAGTGCTGAAGTTTATTGTGGTTCTAATTTGGTAAGCCACCTACGGGTTTTAGAAAAGGAACTTGCTGTCTTGTAAAAATTTTTAAGGAGCAAAAAGCATGACTAAGTAGGATTATCTTAATGGGAAACAAAAATATAATGATTTTTGTGGAAAAGTAATTTCGTAGACATTAACAAAAATTCAAAAAAATTTTGATAATGAAGATATTGATTTTGAATCTTATTGTATAAATCAGGTTGAAGAAACTTTTGAGAGTATGCTCTTACATAGTTTAAATTTTATCACTGATGTATATAAAATTGATACAGATTGGATAGAAATTTCTGAAAATGTTGTTTTAGAATTAACTTTTTCAAAAGATGGTAAAAATTTTAAAAATAGAATTTATGAACATTATTCTGATTACTTAAATAATCATGACGAAAATATGTTTTTAAATGCAATTAATAAAATTTTAAATACAGAATCTCGTTATATATTTAATCATGCGTTAGCTCAAGAGGTTGGTTCTCAAGCGATTGAATGTGAAATCATTGGTAATAACGCTTGCGGAGATTGTTTAGATCATTTGGGTGGGGGAAGAATTAATCCAACTTTATTAACAGATATTCCTCCATATCATCCAAATTGTGAATGTAATATAGTTTATTATTTACCAGTATCTAATTCAGAAGAGTCTGAATAAAACGGTGCCAGATAGCTCAGTTGGTGGTAGCATCTGACTGTTAAGCGTGATGTCGTGGGTTCAAGCCCCACCGTGGCAGCCATCGAGTTGATTTACCTCAGCCAATGTAAATCTCAGCTGTCGAGAATACAGCCGCGAGCACTATCGGGGGAGTTAAGCAATAGTAGCCAGGTAAGAACTTGGTGCCTGGTAAAAGTCAAGTATCTTTGAAAGTGGTAAAGGTGAAACTTTTGTCGCATCCCAGACGGAGTGGGAGTAGGGTGCTGGTGGGCATCCGAGCAGGGCTAAAGTAGTGGCACACACCCATCCCATAGGTTCCTGTGGCGGAATTGGCATACGCGTTTGACTTAGGATCAAAATTTTGGGGGTTCGAGTCCCTCCAGGAATACCATTTAAGGGATTGTAAGGCTTGAATTAACAAGATATGACGTGCGGGGATGAGGCCCTGCGAGATATTTCATAGTTAGTAGGGTTTTAAAGACTCAAAAGGTCAACTGAAAAGATGGAATATCTGTCTCGTGAGCGACGAACGTAGTCCCTGACCAGTTAACATTTCCGAGGGAAGACGATTATGAAAAATGTGAAATGTAGAGGTCTTAACACGGATTTAGCACTTAAACTACCACTGATCTGCGGAGTATGTGGCATAGCGGAAAAGCCTCTCTAAAAAATAAGAAGCGAAGTAAAGTGTGTTCCTCCAGTTTGCCAGAGTTCGCCGCGGAGGTAAACCTAAACTGGCATTATATACTCTCGGAGAGGATCAGCAGACTCGTCGCCCTGTCACGGCGAAGATAGTGGGGCAGCACCCATCGAGAGTGCTCGGTCGCATAGAGGGCCTGAAGCCCTATGGTTCTGTTCCAGGAACTGAAATTGGAAGGTATAGGAGAGATTGCTGAGCATTGCGTTTCCTCACTCCACTCAACCAAAAGGAGTAAATAAAGATGTCTATGAAATGCCAGTTTGAGAAGATGGTAGGGTAGCTGTTAAACTCACTTATTAGATTGCAAGTTATGGTTCTTGGATCTAATTTAAAAACCAATGCGCTGTTATGGCACAGCGCCATATCCCATCGAGGAGAAATTAAATGAGGCGGGCTGGCATATCCCAAGTTCGCAATAATATGCCTTTAATATGCTCCGTTAGGCAAGTGGTCTAAGCCGTCGGCCTTTCACGCCGGAGACGGGAGTTCAATTCTCCCACGGAGTACCACGTCTCTTCGTCTAGTGGCTAAGGATCTCGGTTTCTCAGACCGAGGACGTGAGTTCGAATCTCACAGAGATGATTTGATATTTTTAAAAAAATTTGATATAATATATATGTAAGATAAAGACAGAAACAGCAAAACGTAAAGAATAAGCGTTAAATTGGGGATTTAAAGGTGCTATATTTAAGCTGTCTTGTAGATGTTTCTGGCCCCATAGTCAAGCGGTTTAAGACGGCTGACTCTAAATCAGCAGACGTCGGTTCGAATCCGACTGGGGTCCCCATTTGGTTGACAAAACCGCTGACATGACTACTGCGTCAGTTCAAAAACAGTAGCAGAAGATCTTCAACCGCGTCCATCCTGGCTCGGTATATAAATGCAACGGGAGAATGAGGACAACCACTTTTAGGAAAACCCGTGAAGCCTCTGATCAGGGCTGTGGGGAGCCGTAATCTCCCTTCTTACTTTCTTATTTGATATTTAATAAAATTTTTGATATAATATATATGTAAGATAAAGAAAGACGATTGCAGCAATTATTTAAAGAAGATTTGACTGTTAATCAAAATACTTTAAAGTCGTCTTGAGGATTAATTTTATGAGAACTTATCATCCTAAGAGTTGGAGTCAGCAAGCAAGCAAGAGAGATGTGTGATAAGCAAATTAAACAGATTAATTCTGGTTGGCAAACTATAGATGGAGCAGTTAAGTTCTTTTCTCAGTCTTATCGTGCGGAGATCATTAGAAATCGTGTTGCAAAAAGATTCGGTAGAATGGTTAGAGCAGGTAAGGTTCATGAAGATTTAGAAGCATATTATCATCATTTTTATGAGAATGATTGTTAATAGGAGAAATAAAGATGCAATCAAAAATTGATATGGCAACTGATTAGGCTTTTATTCTTGCCTATAACAACAATTCTGATTATACTAATATGGCAAGAGCTTTAGGATATGGAAATAATATTAATAATAATGTAAGAGTAAAAATTAAAGAAAGATTACAAAAAATGGGTTTGCCTTTATATGAAGGTAAAAAAGATGTGGTATCTTTGACTAAAAGAGAGCTGTTTCAAAATAGAAATTCATATCAAAGTGCTCGTTCTGCAATAGTAAAAAATGCTCAGGCGGTTTATTTAAAAAGTATGAAACCAAAATGTTGCGCTATTTGTGGATATAACAAACATTATGAAATTGCTCATATAAAAGCAGTTGCAAATTTTGAAGAAGATGCTTCTATTGCCGAAATTAATAATGAAAATAATTTAATTGCTTTATGTCCTAATCATCATTGGGAATATGATAATGGAATTTTAGATTTGGCGGGGTGGAGCAGCGGTAGCTTAACGCCCTCATAAGGCGAAGGTCGTGGGTTCAAATCCCACCCCCGCAAGAGATATAAAATTAACAGCCTCCACGTGGCATATCTTGGGTAATGCTAATAGTTAATTAAATTTAAGCAAGTATATGTAGCACTAACATATACAACTGCTTAGAAGTTTGTTTTCTACTTTTGTTCTTAAAAACAAAGAGAGTGACTTGGATGTTCAAGAAGAATGTTTCCGTGCTTTCGGTGATAGCGGTCGTTAGTGAGTTCATGTCCTGAATGAACGATCCCCCGCGAGGAGTGCAAAAAGATAGAGGGTGCAAATATCTATCGTACTACTATACTCGTGAGTAGTTTTCCTTTATATCCTGAGTGACACACTTTTCAGTGAATAGTTCAAAGTAAAAAGAATACTCAGTTTTTATATAAACTGCGGTTTATATAATCAAAGATATAAGCCGCATTATGCTTCTCTGGCGCAATAGGCAGCGCAACTGATTTGTAATCAGTCGGTTAAGGGTTCGAGTCCCTTGGGAAGCTCCATAGGCACGAGTGGCGGAATAGGCAGACGCAGCGGACTTAAAATCCGCTGATCGAAAGATCGTGCGGGTTCAAGTCCCGCCTCGTGCACCATCGAGAACAAAAGTTCTCACGTCATGTTTAATCTTTTCTTTTTAAAAGGAGTTGGAGTTAAACTCCAACTCCTATTTTGGTGTAGTTGGTGTAATGGTAACACAGGGGATTGTGGATCCTTTAATATCAGTTCGATTCTGGTGCTTCACCCCATATAGGCGTCTGGTGTTAGCGGATAGCATTCTGGTCTCCAAAACCAGCGGACCTGGTTCGAATCCAGGGATGCCTGCCATTGATAATAATATATTTGGGTGGTTTGGAATCCACCGCCGCACTTTATTGTTGGTTGAGTACAAGTGTGGCAGAACCCAGCCAAAGGGCAAATATATATTATATACAGAAGTTTTGCAAAACTTATTAGAATTAAACCCAATAGCAAATTAGTAGATGATGGGCACTAATTACAATTTGATAGGTAGCTCAACTGGTAGAGCAACGGCATGTGGAGCCGTGTGTTGGAGATTCGAGTTCTCCCCCATCAACTTTTTTGTTACAAAAAACTCTTCTTAAAAGGAGATTTTATATGATAGATAATGAAGTAAGAGATATTTTATGGACTGAACGCATGCGTCAGCAAAACGCCATAGAATTAATAGCAAGTGAAAATTTTGTCAGTGAAGAAACTATGATGATGGCAGGAAGTATTTTTTGTAATAAATATACGGAAGGATACCCTGGTAATCGTTATTATGGTGGATGTAAACATTATGATAAATTAGAAAAACTTTGCCAAGAAAGATGGTTAAAAGTTTTTAATGCAGAAAATGATTATCACTGTAATGTACAGCCGCATAGTGGATCTCAAGCTAATTTTGCTGCATATATGGCATTATGCCAACCTGGAGATACTATTTTGGCCATGTCTTTTGATAATGGTGGTCATTTAACTCATGGCTCTCCTGTTAATTTTAGTGGAAAAATTTATAATGTTGTATTTTACAATGTGGATGAGAATGGTTTTATTGACTATAATGATATAAGAAATAAAATTAGACAATATGCCCCAAAAGTAGTATTAGCAGGTGCAAGTGCATATAGTAGAGAAATTGATTTTAAAAGAATTTATTCTATTTTATGTAGTGAATATCCTACTGGTGGTCCATATGGACCTCGTCCTTATTTTATGGTTGATATGGCCCATATTGCTGGATTAATTGCAGCAGGAGATCATCAGTCTCCTTTTAGATATGCAGATGTAATTACAACTACAACTCACAAAACTTTAAGAAGTATTCGCGGCGGTCTGATTTTTTGTAAAAAGGAACTGGCTAAAAAAGTTGATAGTGCGGTATTTCCTGGAAGTCAGGGAGGCCCGTTACAGCATATAATTGCCGCAAAAGCTGTAGGTGCATTAGAGTGTTTACAGCCTGAATATAAGAAATATATCCATCGAGTTGTAAAAAATACAAAAGCAATGTGTGATGAATTTATTTCAATGGGGTATAAAGTAGTTACAGGTGGGACGGATAATCATTTATTCCTTTTAGATTTATCTGATTTAAATGTCACTGGCAAAGATGTACAAGATGCTTGTGAAAAACATGGAATTACATTAAATAAAAATTGTGTTCCTGGTGAGAAACGATCTCCTAAACTTACGAGCGGTGTGCGGATAGGATGCGCGGCAGAAACAACTCGTAATAAAACTGAAAAAGATTTTAGAGAGATTGCTCATAAAATTGATGAAATTATTAAAAGCATTAATTAAGAATTAATGCTTATATACGGTGTGGTACCTTAGTGGGGAGGAGGCGCGGTCTTGAAAACCGTTGCTCCTAGAGGGGCTGGGGGTTCGAATCCCTCCCACACCGCCATTTTTCTCTCAGAAAAACAGCAATGCAAAATCCAGTCTATAATAGAGACATAACAAATCGAGGTGTAGCGCAGATGGTAGCGCGCCTGCTTTGGGAGCAGGATGCCGCAGGTTCAAATCCTGTCACCTCGACCACACTGATACCAGACATTGTTCTCTGAGAAAATACAGAAAATCAGCAGTATGGTATCATAGGTTCAAGAAATACGGATGTAGCGAAACAGGTAAACGCGCTAGATTTAGGTTCTAGTATCAGAAAAGCTGTTATGCGGGTTCGAGTCCCGCCATCCGTACCACAAAAAAATCTCATATTATCATTAACAATTGAGATAAGACTTACGAAAGGAGGCATCAAAAATGGGTCTATTGCACGAATTAGTGAGAGCGCGTGAGATCGAATTATCTCAAGTGAAAATCACAAGTCAATTGTCAACTCACAAGCAGCATAAGTAACCATAGACGGTTGAGTATTAAATCCCATAGCTTAAGCTTTGGGATCTCAATATGGCTGGTGTAGCTCAGTTGGATAGAAGCAACCGCATCTTAAGCGGTAGGTCGGCGGTTCGAAACCGTCCCCAACCGCCATTTAATATAACATATGGAGGAAAAATATGAAATTTTTAATTGCTGCTATTGTAACTGTTGGTTTTTATATAGTTTCTGCATGTGTTATATCAGAAACAAGTTATATCTTTGATGCGCTTGATAGCAATATTCATTGATATTTTTAAAAAATTATATTATAATATATATGTAAGATAAAAGAGGAAGATAATATTCGTGAAGAATTTTATAATAATGATATGGTTTATGGCTGTATTGAATTAGATATAACTAAACTTCCGACTTTAGATATTGAAGAACTTGAAAAAATATATTATAATGATGAAGATGGTTTCATTGAAGCCTACAGACTGGATTAATCCAGTCAAATAACTGGGTATAATTCAGTTGGTAGAATGCGTGATTTGGGATCACGATGCCGTAGGTTCGAGTCCCGCCACTCAGAGGATACCAGTACAAATGTGTTTACGTCGCGTATCTATTTAAACAAAAGTTTGTACATAAAATAAAAAAGACACATACAGCAAACATAAAAGTTTAAACTTTTATATGCGAGTTCGAATCTCGTCTTACCGTTAGGTATGTAGCAAAATGGATAATGCAAAAGTCTAAATAAGTGTCTTGTAATACGAAGGAGATTATTTATGAGAGGAATAGCTTATAAAAGATTTCAACGTGAAAAGCATATCAAGAGAAAAGAAAATATTCTTCGTGCTTACCGATTAGACAATCCGCCTCATAAATATAATGATAAAGATTTATTTAGTTGTATTACATTTCCAAGAGGTAGGGAAGTCGCATATGCAGGTAGTTGGCTTCCCTATTGGATTGTAAAAACAAGAGGACAGTTAAATAAAGGAAAGATTCATTGTGGTTGCGGCATGTGCATGGCTAAAACTCGTAATAAAGGGAAGAAACGTCATGTGCATGGAAATTATGCTCCTGCCATTAATTATAAAATTAGTGATTTGCGGCGGGCGCAGCAAATGGATTGGGATGAGTCCCAATGGAAGATGGAAGATGAGTTCCCGCGGGATTGAGACGAGAAACCGCGATTTTTGATGATTGGGTTTCAAATGAAGAATTAAATGAATTAATTGCTTCGCTCTCCGATTGATTTTTAATAAAATTTTTGATATAATATATATACAGTAAAGATAAAGAAAGAAAAAAAATGTAAGAGGAAATGCGATATGAATATAGTCGGAGCTGGCGATCGGTTCATGGTATATGGCGAGGATGTAAAAACATATAAGGTTTTGCCCGCCGATACTTATAAAGTGCAATTTAATAAGATGACTGGGTTCTATCTCATTAGCCATAATGACCTTACGGTAGATGAAAAGGTATATGGGCCATATGCTCGAAAAGTGCAGAAGGTTATGAATACCTTTAAATATCTTGATAGAAATATGGGAGTAATTTTATCTGGTCCCAAGGGTGTGGGCAAATCAATGTTTGCTCGACTTCTGGCGGAAGCTGGTAAAAAGAATAATCTGCCACTAATTATTGTAAATTGTGCGGTTCCAGGGGTTGAGGATTTTATTTCTTCTATTGAACAAGAATGTATTGTTCTTTTTGATGAATTTGAAAAAACATTTAAACCCGATAAAGATAATGGGTTTAATCCACAGGAAAATTTACTTTCACTTTTTGATGGCATTGATAATGGCAAGAAACTTTATGTTGTAACTTGTAATGAGACTCGTGATCTTAATTCTTATCTTTTGAATAGGCCTGGACGTTTTCATTATCATTTCATTATGGGGACTCCAACAGGAGATGAAGTAAGAGAATATATGGAAGATAATCTGGTTGGAGATGCCAGACAGTATATAGATAAGGTTGTAGCACTTAGTGCAATTTCAGCTTTTACATATGATGTGTTGCGGGCAGTTGCTTTTGAGTTAAATCAAGGCTATGATCTTAGTGAAACTATGATGGATCTTAATATTGAACGTGAGCATTATCTCAATTTGACTATGAAAGTCATTTTTACAAATGGCTATGTAGCTAATGCGAGAGATGTGCTTGATCTTGATATGTTCAATAATCGGTATAATTATGAGTGGTGTCAGTTTGAAAAGAACACTATTCCAGATAAATTTAAGAAATACTGTGATGCAGTAAATGTTCGATTTTATACCAGAGATGTAGTAGTTGATGATAAGGGGTATCATCTTGAGCCTGAAAAAACAGAAATTGTCTGGGATGATGACTGGAATTATATGAATGATGATACCGCAGAACAGCAGGCTTACAAAGCTGAAGTAAAGCAGTTTATGGATAGTTTTGAAGTCGCAGAGGTTGTTTTGGAGAAATCCAAACCTATATACGGAAATACCGCATTTGCATACAAGTATCTGGTTTAAACCAGATACTTGTTACAAAAACGTTACAATTTGGTCAATTTTTCGTAATAATTTTGAAATATATAATAAAGAAACAGGAATAACTATTTCAAATGCAGATTATAGAACACCCGTTTCTGCAAAAAGGCACTGGTAACAGTACCACGATATGCGCCAGTAACTCAGGGGTAGAGTAGCGGACTTTTAATCCGTCTGTCGCGGGTTCAAATCCCGCCTGGCGCACCATGGGAATGTGAGCTAGTACGGTTATTCAGCACTGGACTGAAAATCCAGGGAATTTGATTCGACTCCAAGATATTCCACTTTATTTCAAAACCTGTCGTTTAGCCTGTGAGTAAAACATAGGTTCCATAAATTAACGAAATAGGAAAGGATTAAATAAACGTAAACCCATTGCAGACCTCGACACAGAAACGATAAGAATAGGAGTTACTTGAAATGATATATAGTAGCTATCGACAAAAAGTAGGTTGGCAACACTGAAAATTTCTTTAGAAACAGATAGAGAAATCACAATGAAATGCTCAGTAGTTGTCAAAGGTCTACTGAGAGAACGCCTGGGTGTGAGAATTAGGTATTCACGGAATAGCGTTTGGTAGGGTGATGTAATAGATGGTTGGCTCCTAATTCTCTTTTTTGAAAATTATTAAAATTTTTGTTATAATATATATGTAAGTTAAAGAAAGACGCTTGCAGCAAATTCATAGTCAAGCTATGTGTCGTGAGTTCGATTCTCACTCCTTCCAGTTGGAAAGATAGATCAGTTGGTAGATCAATAGAAAAATGTTAGCGTCTTGTTTTATAGCCCAGTCGCCAAGTGGTAAGGCACAGCACTTTGACTGCTGTATGCGCTGGTCCGAATCCAGCCTGGGCTGCCAGGTCCCGATAGCATAATGGATAATGCAATAGATTTCTAATCTATCGACTGAAGGTTCGAGTCCTTCTCGGGGCGCCACCCCCCAAGATTGGCGTCTTGGGAGTACACATGGGAAGCTTCCAAATCAATCTATAGTGAGCAAAAGCCTAACGGCAGGGAGGAAAAGCAATCACATGGCTATTGTTTCTCGCTGGCCGCCA